TGGTCATAAATTTCATAGTAGATTGGGTCGTATCCGTTAGGTGTGGAAACAACTATAACCTTACCCCCTGTGGATAAGGATGCCATACAAGCCGCCCAAAAATCACTATCAGCCTCAATAAAGGCCGCCTCATCAAATACAAGTATCGTAGGGGTAAATCCACGTAAGGCATCTTTTGATGTTGCCACCGCCTTTACTTCGGACCCATTTGATAACTTATAGTGTTTTTGTGAATTTTTGTCATTTGAGAATCCTGCTCCCACCCAACTTGGCCATTGATCAACAAACGCCCTAATCTTATTCGCCATCTCCATGGACGTATCCAATTTGTTAGCAATAATAAGAATTTTTTCGGGTTGATTCTTTTTAGCGAATACCAATCTTTTTGATATCCAAGCCGCAGTTACGGTAGATACACCTGCCTGACGATACTTTAACGCAATATTCTCCTCGTAATCCTCATAATCCAATAGTAAGGATATCTGATCCGGAAACAATTCTAATGGTACGTATTTTGAAACGGTGTTATCGTATGTTTGAAGATATGTTTTTAATGCGTAAGGAGTATCTTTCATACACTTCACATATTCCAACATTACCTGTTCTTTAGTTAAACCCATAAAAACATTTCTATATAAATATCAAAACCCCCAGTTATTTTCATAAAAGGGGGTTTTAAGTATTTTGTGATTAATTTAGAATCCTAATTTAGATAAGATATCATCATCTTCATCCTCAAAGTCTTCGTCGTCTCCATCACCTTTATATTTTTTGTAATCTTCTTTTGCTTTAACTAACAATTCATTAAACTTTCTTTTAGCCTTATCGTTATCACTTGGATTTTCAGAAACAACGTTCGCCATAATTTCTCTAAGAAATTCCTCAGCAGGAACCGCGTAAAGTAATCTTTCAAAGAATGGTAACAAATCTCTATTTTCAATGTTCACCGTTAAATCATCAGGTAATAGGAATCTTAATTTTGTAATTAATTCCCCACCAACTCTAAATTGCATTGGTTCATTTGAAAATACATCTGTTTGTCCCATTACATCTTGGGCTCTTCCTGGGTCCATACCTCTCCATTGTTCTCTTGTTGGAATTGCGGCAAAACCTTTAACTAACTCATGTAATAAGATAGGGAATATGACTCCATTTGCAATTACTAAATCTTTGTCCTCATCTTCACCATCTTCATCAACACCTGATGATCCAGCTGCGTTTCCACCCATAGCTTCAATCAAATCCTCATCGGTAAAATACATTAAATCATTTGCCGACATAATTTTATTATAAAGTGGGTATAAACGTTCGTCAATTTCGTCCAACCTATCTTTAAAAGCTTGGAAAGCAAATTGACCTTTTTTACCTTTTCCTTGTATGATTGCGTTAATGACATTTCTTTTTTCGACCTCAAGTTGAAACTCTTCTTGTGGTGTTAACTCATCTACATCAAATGAAAAATTTGAGGGAATTTCAAATTCAGGTTCCTCTTCTTTTTCCATTTGGAATTGATTTGGATTAATTCTTTTTTCATTTAAAAACGCCTCAACATTAATAAACTCAAATTTATACTTTGTTCCCGCACTATTAGAATTTTCTTTTTCAATAATACCCTCATCAATTGCATCTTCTAAAGTTTTACTATATGGTAACCAACCTTCTTCTTTTGCTGCAATCTCTAAAGCTAAGTCTTTTAACTCATCTTTTTTAGATCCTTCAATTCTCATTGCATCTTGTACGGCTCTCATTTGTTCTACTTGAATCCCGTATTTAACTCTTGGGTCGGTAATGTTAATTCCTTTGTTTGGTCTACCTTCAGCATCAACCATACCGTAGTAACGTTTAACGTAATCTACAATATCTTTAAATCTTTTAGATGTCATTTTTTCAACATCAGATGTTCCACCTCTAAATGCCTTATTTTTTCCATATAAATTTTTCTCAGGATCCTCAATATTACTTTGAGTTCTTGGGTGCATTCTTTCAGGATAATCACCGTAATCTACAGGTGCTTCAGTTACAATTTTTTTAATTAAACGTTTTATGTCTTTTTCTCCCATTACTTCTTATTTAATGCCTGTTTAATTAAACCAATAAAATCCATCTTCATTTCATCTTTGGTCTTTTTTTCTCCTCTTGGTTTTTCTTTTGTACCAGGGTTAGGGTTTTTGAATGGATTATCTCTTCTTTTAGGTGGAGTCTTAATTCCTGGTTCTTTTACAGGTGCTTCCTTCTCTTTAGTGTTTTCTTCCATTGTACCCATTACCGGCATACCCATTGTTGGTTTTTTCATACGTTTCATTTCAATTCCTGATTCTTTTGAAAACATAGTGTTTTTTAATGGGTTTTTCAATATCATAGATGATTCTTGCGATTTTTCATTAATTGTACGAATTAGATCACCTTTACTCATTTTAGGATTAACATTTTTTTCTATCAATCTAACAATACTTTCTTCTATGAATTTCTCATCAGATTCATTTTTTTCTTTTTTCTCAGGTGTAGTTTCGTAATTAGTTTCTTTAGAAAATTCTTTAGCCCATTTACACCATTTTTTTTCAGTTTTTGTTTTACCATTCCCACATCTTGAGTAGAATAATCTTTGTTGTGATTTTGATTCAAATTTTTCAAAAATACCCATACCATCTTCTGTGGCATCAGGATCATTAACAACATTTACGGTGTCATCATCTTCGGCAATTTCAGTTGCTTTAACCATACCAGATGGGTCAACTTTAATATTAACATTTCCAATATCGGCACCTGTTGTCTTTGCAGTTTGAGCAGGAATCTCATAAGTCGTTGTCGTTTTTTTTGTGACTTCTTGTTCCTTAGTCTCTTCTTTTTTCCCTTTTGATTCATTCTCAAATTCCTTAAATAAATCACTGGCTTTTTTATTATATTTAGAACGATCAGCGTGTTTTGCGTATCCCTTAATTTTATCAATTAATTCCTCATCAGTCCAGTCATTAATATTTTCATCAATATCTTTGATTTTTGAATGTGTTTTAATGAAATTTTTAATTTCATTTTTTAATTTAGAATCTTTTATTTTTACTTCTTTAGTTTTCTCTTTGAATAATTTTTCAGATAACACTCTTACTTGAGATTCATTTAATCTCGCAACAGTGTCAAACTTAAATCCGTGAGATAATAGATTTAAAACGTGATCTTTAGTTTTCATATACCACTTTTTTTTCAAATTCAAGAACGATATCTCGTTCATATAGTTTATCTTTAACATCTTGTTCTGAATCACCAAATTTAAAAACTAGTCTTTTGGTGATGGAGAAATCAACATCATTATTTTCTTTTTCCCATCCTAACGCTAACACACCATCCATTGAGTCTATAACCGAAAAAACATCAGAGTCTTGTACCAACTCTAATGTTATTTCTCCGTTAGTTAAGATCCCAACTCGTTTGATATATTCAACATCAGGAGGAAGTGGGTAACCATTTGCAGGTTTTGACTCCCAATTTTCTCCCCAAACTTCTAACGTGTCTGAGAATATAAATTCATAAATGTTGTCTCCCTTATAATTTGGACCCATACCATTTATGTAAATTAAATTATTCATATAACTTGTCCGTTTGGTGTTATTCTAAATTCTTTAATACCTTCTTTAAAAACTAAATTTTTCTTAACGGTAGAACCTACTAAAATAGCTTTTGGATTTTGTTCCATAAACTTTAAAGATGCTCTTTCTTGTTTAATTGATTCTGATAATCTATAAACTTCTTTTTCGTTAATTTTTTTTAAATTTTGGTTTTGTTTTTCTTCTTTTAATAGTTTTTCATTTCTGTCAACCGCAAAATATTTTGATATGATTTTATCTACTTTAGACTCCATAAAAAGATCTTCAAAAGATTCTTCTTCATCATCATGTCGGTAGTTTCTAATCTTTCCTCTTGACCCGTGTTTTGGATAATCGTAATCATCTTCATATTCATCATATTCCTCGTCTTCAAATTCGTTCATTAAATTATCAGACATTTTTGATGTGTAAGCCGCTCCAAGATAGTCATTAAATGCTTCTCCAAAATTATCATAACCTTCACCCATTTCAGCATCAGGTTCAGTAACTTCATCTTCCATACCTTCACCTTCGGTATCCATTTCTTCACCTTCTAAACCTTCTTCCTCATCATCAATACCTTCTTCTTCTCCTTCTAATCTAGAAATAATATCCTCAACATCATCTTCTTCCAATGTTGTTAAATCAAGTGCAGATAAAATAGAATTAATGATATATTTTGTATCATTAGAACTCATTTCCTCTTCAGATGAATACGTTCTAATTTTTTGAGCTAATTTACCCGTAAGTTTTTGTATTGATTTAAATGTGATTTCTTCTTCTTTATCAACTGACATATCTTCCTCAGGTTCCATATCTTCTTCAGGTACAGGAACATCTTCAGGTGCCGGTAGTAATGCCGCATCAGGTGCAGGTGCAGGTGCCGGAGCAGCTGCAGGTGCCGGAGCGGGTACTGGTTGTGTAGGTGCCGCTGGGTCTCCTTGTTCTTCCATCGGTTGTGGTGCAACAGGAGCCACTGCAGGTTCTGCCGCCACAGGTGCAGCAGGTAATGTTGTTGTAGTCGTTACAGGTTCAACTTCTGTTTTTTTAGCTACAGGAATTACGTATTTAGTGTCCTTTTTTTTTTCGCCCTCTTGTTCGAACAAAGAAGTACCACTGTCATTCCCATGTATCTGATTGAACTCTCTTGCCATCAGATTCATTTTTTTCAATGCTTGGGAATAAGATGAAAAATATTTTCTATTTTTCATTGGTTCAATATATTCAGAAGCAGATTCAGAAATTGTTTGTTTAATGATGTAACCTTGTCTTTCTTTAATAATTTCATATGTGTTACCATCAGCCAAAGACAATTTATATTCTGATGATTTGTCTTCATTTACTGGTGTTGGTATATTTTCATTGTATCTAGCAATTTCCATAATTCTACGGATCTTGTCCATACCTTCTAATTTCTCACTTCCAATAGGTTTTAATCCTCCCATAGTATATTTGTTTTTTAAATATTATTTTTTCTATATAAATATAGCAATATTTAGGTTTATTTATTGATTTACCAAATTATTGTTTCATGGATAATTTGTCATCTATGATTTTAGAGGACAAATCGTGTAGTTTCCCTATATACCCATTTCTTCTTAGAATCTTAAATACTAAGTTCTCTGTTGAGAACTCACCACCCTTTTCTAAACCACAAGTTCTAAATTTCTTTAACTTGTCTTTGTATTTTTGTATCATTTCCTTTGCGGTCTCAACATCATCATCTTGGATCGTATCAATTAATTCATCAATGATGTTCATCCATTGTTTTGATTTTTGTTTCAATAATTCCTTATCTATAGAAACGTCTTCCTTTTTAGGTTCGTTGGACCATTCATTAAATAACACAGAATATACTCCACTACTAAAATGACTTTCAGTTTCGTTTTGAACATATAATTCAACCTCATAATTAAACAATGTAATATCATGATTTTGATTAAAGATCATCTTCTTTAAATTAAAAAGTTTCTCGTAAAGTTCAATTTGGTTTTCTGGGTATTGGTTGAAGTCGGCAACTACGTGTAAATCGAAATCAGAATATTTTGACCAATTATAATTGGATAATGAACCTGTAAGTATTATATCAGTTACCACAATATCAACACCTAAAAAATCAATGAACTGGTATGCAATCTCAAGTAATCTTTCTCTTACTTCAGATTTCATTACATAGTCATTACCATCTTTTTCCCAAACTTTTGGGTTAAGGTCGTCTTGTATTTTAAAACTTTTAATTAATTCATTATCCATTATATATAAATACAACGTTATTATGATTTAACCTAATTTCTTAAACTTGTATTTTTTTGCGATTTGTAAATTAAAGTAATTACCCTGTGATGGAGCAGTTCTAAATTCTGTGTATGATTGGTGAGGTACATTATCATATTCATACTTCACCCCATTTTTAAATTCTACCACCAATTTTTTTGTTGCGGTATCATATTCTGTTTTTGCCAAGTTAGAAGATTGAACCTCGTTCAATATCTTTGTTCCAACATATTCTTCTTTTAAAATTGCCATAATATTTTTTATTTTAAATATATTCCCATAAAATAAAAAATCCACCCTTTTGGGTGGATCTTATTACTTAAGTGATTTTATCTGATCACGGTATTCAATTGATTTCTCAAAATCTTGGTTTTTTATACTTTCATCTAATTTAGCCTGTAACTCAGATATCTTTTCTTTGTTTACCTCCAAACTTTTTATTTTATCCCTTAATTCAACCGCTTCCTCAAAGTTTTGATCTTCAATTGCCAAATTTAATTTTTCTTTTAAATTACCCAACTCATCATCTTCACTTTTAGGTACCATATAGGTAATACTAAACGACCCATCTTTTGACTTATAAGTTTTTTTATTCCAATTACTATCATCAAAAAATGATGACCCAAAGTTCATTCGTTCTGAGAACATTTCATTAAAAATTTTATCAAAATCTCTAAAATTTAACATAATCTTTTTTTTTGTTGTTTATTATTTTATTTGTCCATTTTTTTACTAAATACGTGCCAAACCATAAAATATGACAAAATGTCAGTTAATATTTTTTTATCATGACAATTTGTCAAAATGTATACTTTTAGGTTTTGATTTATTATTTTTTAATAAAAACGAAAAGATATGATTGAATTTATGGACGAAAGTGATAAAGGTAAAAAAAAGACTGATGGTGGGACCCCGGTCTTAGATAACTTCAGTAAAGACTTAATTAAACTAGCAAGTGAGGGAAAATTAGATCCTGTTATTGGTCGTGAAAAAGAGATCTTTAGAATTGCTCAGGTATTATCTCGTAGAAAAAAGAATAACCCTATTATTATTGGTGAACCAGGGGCAGGTAAAACTGCAATTGTTGAGGGTCTAGCAATGATGATTCATAACGGTGAATGTCCTAAAAATTTATCAGATAAAAGAATTGTTTCTTTAGATATTAACTCCATTGTTGCGGGAACAAAATATAGAGGTCAATTTGAGGAAAGAATGAAAGTGATTATTGATGAGTTACAGGCATCCCCAAACATCATCATCTTTATTGATGAGATTCACACAATGGTCGGTGCTGGTAATAGTTCAGGATCATTGGATGCATCCAACATATTTAAACCCGCATTGTCTCGTGGGGAAATCCAATGTATTGGAGCAACAACATTAGACGAATACCGTAAACACTTTGAAAAGGACGGTGCTCTTGAGAGACGATTCCAAAAAATTATTGTGGATCCATCTACAAAAGAAGAGACATTCCAAATCCTAAAACAGAGTAAAGACAAATATGAAGAACATCACAAAGTTAACTATACTGATGAATCATTAACATTATGTGTTGAGTTAGCCGATCGTTATATTACCGATCGTGAGTTCCCTGATAAAGCATTTGATATTTTAGATGAGGTTGGGTCAAGAATGCAAATTGACATTAAATTACCTGAAATTATTGAGAAACTAAAACAAGAGGCTCAAGACATTAAGAAAGAAAAAGTTGATGTTATCAAAAAACAAAACTACGAACAAGCTGCAGAATTAAGAGATAAGGAACGTAGAATTTTAGGTGAATTGGAAAATGAAAAGAAAAAATTTGACGAGGAACTTAAAAATAGTAAACGAGGTATTCCTGAAGAATTGATTTACGAGGTTGTTTCAAACATGACTAAAATACCGGTAAGTAAAATAAACATTGACGAGAAGAACTCATTGGTAAATTTAGAGTCAACATTAAACTCTAACGTTATTGGACAGGAAGTTGCAGTCAATAAAATTTCTAAATCTATTCGTAGAAACCGTGTCGGAATTAAGGACCCAAATAGACCTATCGGTTCATTTATTTTCTTGGGGTCAACCGGTGTTGGTAAAACATTCTTAGCGAAACAACTAGCAAAAGAGATTTTCGGAAGTGAGGATAGTCTTATCCGTGTGGATATGTCTGAATACCAAGAGAAACATACTATATCAAGATTGATTGGATCTCCTCCAGGATACGTAGGTCACGAAGAAGGTGGTCAACTTACTGAACAAGTTAAAAACAAACCATATTGCGTTATCTTATTTGATGAGATTGAAAAGGCAAATAAAGATATCTTCGCAACATTATTACAAATGTTGGATGATGGACATTTAACTGATGGTTTAGGAAGAAAGATTAACTTCAAGAATTGTTTGATTATTATGACATCTAACATTGGAGTTAAAAAATTACAAGACTTCGGTACGGGTGTTGGATTTAAAACAAGTAATTCAAATGACTTTGTTCAGGAAGAACAAAAACGTGATATTCTTAAAAAAGAACTTAGTAAATTCTTCGCACCTGAGTTCTTAAATAGAATTGATGATGTGGTTATCTTTAATTCTTTAAATAAAGAAAATATTGATAAAATTGTAAAATTAGAAATTGAGATCTTAATCAAACGATTAAATTCAATGAAATATAAATTCACTTATACAAATGAAGTTATTGAGTTGATATCTAAAGTTGGGTTTGATGAGGTATACGGGGCAAGACCGATTAAGAGAGCAATCCAAGATAAAATTGAGGATCTTATTTCCGAGAAGATTTTAACGGGTGACGTGGTTGAGGAATCTGAATACGAATTAACCGTAGATGGTGAAAGTATCGTGATTGGAACCAAAGAGGAACCTAAGAAAAAAGGTGGTAGAAAGAAAAAGGGAGAATAAATCTCCCTTTTTTTATTTAGTGTTTTTCGTAACCTAACTCTTCAATCATTAGTTTACCAACCTTAATACCGTTGTAAGTATCTTCCACAACTACGTATTCATTTCTTGTGTGGTAGTTGTAATAACCAATAGATATATTGAAACACGGGATATTAAACATTGTTCTGATTGGATAAATGTCCGTATAAGGATGTTTGTGATATTTCGTATCAGATGGGAAGTGCTCTGTAATCAATCTACCCCCAACCTCAAAGAACTTACTATCACGATCAAACATACTTCTTCCCATTAAGAACTCAGAAATCATATTGTTTTCAGGGGCGTCGAATTGGATTCCGTAACCAACATTCATAAAGAAC